TTTATGAACTTGCATTTCAGCGTCCGTACCTAAACTATCACTTATATATTTAAGTGTTATAGTAAGTCCACTGATATTTGAACTAAAATGTATTTTACCTTTTAATTCGTCAATATAAAAAGAACCATTAGTCTGAGCAAACTGTGGATCTATACCATATCTTTGACCAATGTTGTAATCTACGATGTCATCATCATAGTCAAAGTCGTCTTGATTATTTTCAGAAGGAGTGTGAGTTTTATAAGCTTCCCATGTATCTGAATCTGAAGTTTGTATTTCATCACTATCTAAAGTGTAACTACCGTCAGTGCCTTGAGTTATAGCTTCAGGATTACTAGTTTTAGATATAGGATATATTATATGCTCAATACCAGCTGAGTCTTTCCAGGATAACTTTACATAGTTAACGTAATCTTGAGGTAATGGCATTTGAAGAGTAGCAGGTACTTCTATTTCTTGAGACTTTGTAGATTTAAAAGTATCAAAGCTAAATTCTTGTAAAGCTCTAGCAGCATGAAACGCTACGTCTGTTCTTTTTATTTTAGATATGATTTTGTCTTCGCCAACATAAGCAATAACAAAGTTAGATATAACGTCGTCTAGTGAAGTAAATTGATAGTTACCATATTGAGTATCGTCAGCAGTGTTTTGAGTGTTATCAGCGCCTTGATAATAATTACCTGATGTACCTTGAACTAATCCCATTTGTTATTGTTTTTCTTGTTGAGTGTCTTTAACTTCTTCAGTGGCTGCAGTTTGGTAAAGGTTAGGGTCTTTCATCATTATTCCTGCTAACTGTAGTATTCTATTAACTAAGTTAGTTTCTTCAGAAGCATGAAGCTCAAAGTCTGTAGTATAACTAGCGCTGCTATTATGCAAAGCATTACCTAATACAACATTGTAACCCCATTTAGCTGTAGCTGGTTTTCTTATGTAGTTAACGGCCACATTTGAAGTAATAGCAGTCGCACTAGTCTTGCTTATAGCAGAATATACGTCTACTCCAGTTGATTTTTGTACAAACACAGGCCTAGCAGCTGTTACCAATGGTAATGGAGACAGTCTGTACTCGTGCATTTCTTTTTTAGTTATTTTTTGAGCAGGATATATATTGCTAGATCCGTCAGTGTAGTATATACTACTTATTCTATAAAGATCTGTTGGTAGAGTAACACCAGATGTAACTGTGCCTCCATGAGTTTCAAACTCAGCTATCTTCTCTTCTAATACATGTAGCATGTCAGCGTGACCTGTATCGTTACCATGAATACGGCTAAATTGATTTAGATCGTAGAAGTATTCGTCGAAGATATTCATCTGCGCTTGATTAGCGAACAGATTAAATTCCTGTGGCGTAATATAGCCTCTTTGTTCTTTGTTAGCTATTGCTAAAACTCTTTGATATACCGTGTCTATACTTACTGCCATTTTTTATATTTTTATTATAGACGTTGAGCCACCTGCTTTAGATGGCCCAACTTCTATAAATAATCACTTAGTTTAGTCGCTTTTCAATGTTGGAGTATATCTCCATACCTTCATCTGTTTTAAACCAAGCGGCTAAAGCAGAATATGGGTGTTCATCAAAAGGAACTGTCATTAGTTTTCTATCGTTAGAACCCCATAAAAAGGTTCTTTGATCTTGAGATAGCTTTAGTATACCCATTTCAGTGGCTTTAATACCAAAGTTTCTAAGAACTACATTTTCATCATTAACTAGTTCTAAGAATAGTCTAGGGTTTCTTTTAGCGTATAGTAGCAAATCTCTTTTAAGTTCTTTAGAACTCATGCTAGAGACCTTAGTACCTAACTCAACTCGCATTACAGCTTCAGCCATGTCAATATCTAAGTTCATAGCCGTATTTAAAGCTTCTACCTCCATTTCTAACCAGTCTATTTCTTGAGCAGCTATAACTTGAGGCTTTAGCTCTTCATAAATAAAGCCGTTGTGCGGGTGGTATAACGACAGAAGTTTTTGAAGTGTAACCTTGTTCTTAGGTACAAACAAAACTCCATTTCTAAATATTATATGCGAAAGTCTTTGATCGCCTTTCATTTCGTCTACAAAAGAAGTTGTTTGATTTTCACAGTATTTAATCTCTCTTTCGTAACCTTTTTCCTCGTCGAAGTAATAAATACCTGCAGACTTAATAGATCTACTTAATGGAGTTTTTCCATTTTTAAGCAAATAAGTTCTATCTTTTATCTCCCAAGTAGGTTTGCTAGGTTCTGGATTAGCCTTAGGCTTATCGATAACCGCTTCAACTATTTTATTAGTAGGTTTTTCTTGTGGTTGCTCTACTTCAACCTTTTTTGTTTGCTTTTTAGCCATAATATAATATAATAAAAATTAATAAAAAAAAAGATCGAGAGCCGAAGCTCCCGACCTTAGTAATAATGTGATTAGTTCAACAACATGAAGTTGTTAGCACCTTGAGTAACTAAACATCTTTCAGATAAGAAGTGAACTTGCATAGCATCTAAATCAGATGTAGCAGCTCCTACAGAACCAGTAATCCAAGTCTTCATCTTACGAGATTCAGTTTGTGAAGCTCGGTAACGTACGTGTAAGAAAGGACGTTTGATGTTCTTTCCTAATTGCTCATCATAAACTGAAGATACACCAGCTGGGATAATAACCCCACGAATTGCTTCACCAGCAGTAGCGTTTTCGTTGATTCCTCCACGAGTAGCTAAATCATTAAGATATTTCCAGTCAGACTTGTAGAAGTCATAAGAACCTCTTCTGAATCCAGAAAAACCTAAGTTTAATGCCATATCTTCAGAGTTGTCAAATACACCGTAAGATGTACCACCAGCACCGTAAGAGTTCATAGAAGCTAACATATCGTCAATAGCCAAGCTAGTAGCTCTGTTAACAAACATCATGTTTTCTTCAATAGCACCGTTCTTGTCAAATTCAGCTAATATAGCGTCGAATTCAGCTAAATCAGTAGCAGCGTTAACACCAGTAACACCAGAAGACTGGTGACCTCTAGACTTGATAGCAGCGAATAAACCTTCAGTACCAACTAAACCGTTTGCACCACCTAAGATAGTAGATGAGTCAGCAGCTTTTTCTGATTCAATCATACTCATTTCAGTATAATCCATGAATCTTGAACGAGTTTCACCTTCAGCTTTTAGGTACCATAAGTAACCTGCTTGTCCGTCTTCACCAGAAACTTCAACCCAACCGATTTGAGATGCATCAGAACCTGATACTTCGTAGTAATCTTTTAAGATGATTGGCTTGTTAGTAAAAGAAGTGAAGTTAGGCTTGTTAGCTCTACCACCATTATAAGCAGTTCCTTTTGAATGCTCAGAACCAAATACTAACACTCTTAAGTCGTTATCACCATCTGCGAAGTTCATGTCGCTTAAGTGAGCTCCGCCGTAAGGTAGTGCAGTAATAGTTTGATTGCCAGCAGCAGCTACAGTTACTAAAGCAGTAACAGTTTGACCACCACCAGAAATTAATACTTGGTCACCAACACGAATACCGTGATCAGTAGTTCTAGCTACACCGTCAATATCTTTTGTGATATTAATTGTACTAGCAGAAGCGTCTAAACAGTCTGCTCGGTAAGATAAGTGTAATCTACCTTGCTCTGACCAAATAACTTGATCAGCTGACATAGCTTCTTCAGCACCAACTTGACCTAAGAAACCAGAGATAGTACGCTTTCCGTAAACTTCAGCTTCTGCTTCCATTAAGTCTGGAAGGTATTGTTGTGCCCATCCATTTGTTTGAATGTCTAAATAATTGTCCGATAAAGTCTGCTGTAATGGAGCAGCTTGAAAGGACGTTCTTGCAGTAATTGCCATAATAAATCGTTTTTAAAGTTAAATTATTTTCTTTTTTTAATTTTAAACTTAAAATCGCTAGAATCTTGGCCTAACACTTTGAACTTTACTCCACCGACCTCGGTCTGTCCATGGGACTGCCTTGGCGTCATGCTGACATTTTTGCTCTTAGCAACACTGTCTTTTAATGCATCAGCTTTTCCTTGATCATAAAAGTGCTTAGCGATAGCGTCTGGATTCATTGCTGTAAATAAAGATTTATGATAACCCTTAGCATCTGACATCGTATTATCTTCGTTCAAAAACTTTTTGACAAAGTTGTTAATGTCGCTTTGAGTTGTTTTAACCTCTTCAGCATTCTTCACGTTGAACCTATACTTCTTTTCACCGACGTTGTATTCAAAACCTTTGAACTTGTCGTTAAAGACTTCATTAGTCTTCTTATTGAACTTAAGTTTAGCTTCAGTTGCTACCTTTTCAGTCTCTTTCGATTCTTCGTTATATCTGTTAAAGAAGTCCATTGCTTTCTTCGCCTCCGGCGTTAGCTTTGAACCAGCTTTAACTTCATCGTAATATTTAGACTTTTGCCCGTCTAAGTAGGCCTTTGCGCTGGCAACTTGCTCTTTTAGCGCTAGCTTTTTTCTCTTAATATCTTTTTCATCATCAACATCTTCATCGAAGTCAAATTGATCCTCTATTAAGAAATCTATTTCATCAACCGACAAATGCGGCTTTGTTCTTTTATAATATTCAGTTAAAGCACTTAGGTTGTCAAACTCAGAGTAATCTTTATTTAAGTTAACGTAGTCTTCTAACGTACCACCAGTTTCATCCATAAAGTCTACAACTTTTTGAATATTCTCTGGTAATGGCGTACCTGTAGCTTCTGCCTCAGCTATAGAGTCTTCTAAATCAACTTGATTTTCAGCTACAACCTCTTCTGTAACCTCTTCTTCAGTTATCTCTTCTAACGCCGGCTGTTCTTCAACAACCTCTTCTTTAACTTCTTCTACAGCTTCAACTTCCTCAACAGTAGCTTCTTCTGTAACTTCTTCTTCTACTTTCTCTTCTTCAGATACAGGAGGTTTACTAAGGTCAACCTTAATAATATTATCATCTTCTGCACTTTCGAATTTACTCATATCAACTTTTGTGACGTTGTCGTCTTGTTCATTAATTTCTTCCATAATAAAATAATATATAAATTAGTAATCAATTAGGTTAAAATCCACCTAAGTCAAATCCACCAAGTAGATCATTACCTGATGACTCGAACTTTTTAGGTGAACCACCTGTCTTTCTTTGATCTATAAGCTCACTTTGCTGTGAAGCTTGTATTTTTGTTCTTTCGTCTTTTCTGTCTTCCTTTTCTTTCTCTCTACTCTTTGCACCTTCAACCTCAGCTTGTTTTAGTTGCATGTTCATCTGAAACTCCATTTGCATTAACTGCTTTTTAAGTTCAGCTTCTTGCTGCATTTTCTGCATATCAAGTTGAGATTTAACTTGCGCCATTTGAGCTTCCATTTGAGTTATAGCTTGTTGCTTTTGAACATCTGCCTGTGCAGCAGCTTGAGCAGCCTGAGTATTAGACTGAGTTTGCATTTGTATATTCTCTCGCTGTATCTCTCTATCTCTCTCTTGTTTTTCTTTTCTACGTATTTTAAGAAGTTGATTTGCTAAACTTACGTTCCTTATTTCTCGAAGATCAATAGCGTCTTCTAAGTCTATATTCTGCTGTTGTAAAGCCTGTTGTATGTTGTTCTCTAACTTAGCTTTTTCTTCTTCGTCAGGAGCAAGCTCTAAGAATATACCGAAATCATACAAGTGTAACTCAGACATTTCTTCAAGTGTAGCTACGTTGTGAGCGCCTATTGCTTGAATGAAAGCATCTTTAGTAGGAGAATATTCTATTACATCTGATATTCTAAGTGATAAACACTCGGCTGTTTCAGCGGTTAAGTAAAGACCAGCTTGAAGTATGTGTCTAGTTGCAGTATTACTATTTGCTGCAGCCAACTTCTGAATACCAACTAAAGCGTTAGAATCTGGAGTACTACCGTCTCTAGCTTCATTAAGCCCAGTCGTATCTCTTATCATTTGCATATAGTAGTTGTAAGTACCAATTAAGCTTTGCATTTTAGCACCACCACTACCAGACGATATTTGTTGAATAGGTACTTTGCCTGGATTCATATCCCCGAGCTCATTCATTGATCTACCAATAACAGAACCNNTTTAAAGCTTCTTGTGGATTATAGTTTGTCCCATTACCTAAATCTATTTCAGCTAAACCGTCAGCGTCTAAGTAAACTCCATCCGGTACAAGTCTTGACATTACCTGCTGTAGTTTTAAGTGTGTCAACTGGATCATGTCAGCAAACCCGGTGATACGACCAACTAAAGATTCAATACGACCTTTGTACATACGAGGAGCTACAATAGCGTAATTCATCTTGACCTTAGTGTAATCACTTTTAGGACGCATCATGTTTTTAGACATCTCCCATTTAAGTAGTTTGTCAGTACCCAATATTAAAGCGCCTTCATATAGACACTCTACACTTTTTTGTACTTTAGAGAATCCACCTTCCATGTCTTGTGGAGGATTGAAAGTGTCATCTTTTTCTATAGCTCTCTCAGCGCCACTACCAGTTTCTTTAACCTTATAAACTTCGTTCATATAGGTTTTGTAGTTAAAGTATAAAACTCTAACTTTATTTGTGTCATTTTCGTTATAAGAAGAATAGTTGTCTACTTTCTGGTAACCACTGCTTTTTTGAAGATCTTCTAAATCTTCTTGCGTTAAGTGTGGGAATTGCTTAATAAGCTCGTTGAAAGGTATAGACTTGACTTCACCTACGTAGTATATGTCATCGAAGTATGGAGACTCTGTGTAAGAGTACACTAGATCAGCTGGATCAACATAGTCTACAGTAACACCTTCAGAAGTATTAAAGCTCGTCTTAACTGCTCCTATACCTAGTACAGTTAGATCGTAGTAAAATCTTTTTCTTGTAAGCTCGTATTTATTTCCTTCAAACAACACCTTTAATGCTTGCTCTTCAGCTAGCTCAACAGCCTGCTTGTAATTAAGCTGCATGTGAAGTTTAAGTTCTTCTTCGCTTTTAGGTAAAGTGTCAGGATTGTTCTCATACATGTTGACGCCAAAAGCTTCTCCAACGTAGTCGTTGAAGTCTTTAGTCTTCATGTCTTTTAATATAGACTCCATGTACTCTGTTCTTTTTGAAACACCGTACGGATCTTGAGAGTATGCTTTTATATCATAAGTTCTTTCAGCCATACCGTTAACCACAATGTCAACGAACTTAGGGATAATAGGTACAGGCTTCCAGTCTAGGTTTAGATAAGATAAATCACCATTTATAGATAATTCATCTTTATATTTTTGAACAGACTGCTCTCCTCTAGCGTAAAGTCTAAGATTGTGAAAGTTTCTCTGATTAGCGTTGTGCATACTATAGCTACCACCTAATTTACCATGATTATCAGAGTACCATTCATTCTCAATAGCCTTAGCTACTTTCAAGCCATAATCGTAGCTGACTTTTTCTAAGTCGCTAACAACTTGACTGGGAAAATACTTACCTGGAACTAAATTAGCCATATTATCTTTTTATTATTTTAGAAGCAAAACCATCGTTAGTGTATCTAGCCATGCTTATGTTTACTTTTTTTCTTACAGCGCCTTGTGAAGGAGCGTATAAATTCCTATTGCATGCCATAACAGCTAATCCCGAGCTTATAGATGCATCATGCTTTGTTCTTTTATTTATATCAAACTTAGCCCAATCGTTAAGTGTTTCAGAGAAATACGTCGTTCCATACTCTCCATTACCTAAATGTCCAACGTGATCGTTGATGTACATTTCAATTGCAGCTGCGTGTGCTTGCTTTATATCTTCACTAGAGTTTGGCATACCACCTATCTCTTTTTCAGTGACAGATAATTTATTCCAAACTTTATCTGGTCTGTTCATACTAAACCCTCTGTAGCCTCTTCGCTTAAAGTAATATAGTAATCGTGGTTTATTGTTCTCTGCAAGTATAGGCATACCATAAAATACGCACGCCATAAGTACATCTTCAAAGAATATCTCAGCGGTTTGTGGTCTAGCAATATATTCCAAGAAAAAAGTATTAGCAGGAGCTGACTCCATACTAAATTTAGTCAGTCCATGAAGAGATCCGTTGGATCCTCGACCATCAACTGTGCCACTAATATCATAACTATCGCAACCAAAAGCTCCAACATGTTCGTTTCCTGGGTATTTAATTCCATTTTTAAGTATCACTCTATTTTGTAGATTTCTATCTGGAACCCAACTAACTTTAAACCTGCCGCTAGGATCTGGGTTAAAAATAACTTTAGTGTCTTTAA